TAACCTGAGCAGCACGTGCTGGGTCAAGGTAGGTAAGTAGACGGTATGAAGCACCAAGAACTACCACATCTTTACAAGATTCTGGCAAGCCAGTTTGTGTTGAGAAGTCTTGAGCATTAGTTGTAAATGGTACTGGGTCAGTAGCATATACAACCTTTACAGTTCTACCAGGAGTAATGTAATCTCCAATGGTTACTGTCTGTGCAGCAGCGCCAAATGCTGTTGCATCAGCCTTAGAGTCCCAAGACCAACGACGCACAGGAATCCATTCTAAAGATGGACCAACTGCCTGCCAGGATATAGAAAGAATATTTTGGATATTTAATCCATCAAAATCATAGGTTGTTTGAGCAGCATTAAATGTAAAGGTAGTTACTTTAGCAGCATAGATAGTAGAACCAACAGCATTGATTGTATCGTTAATAGCCTTCTTTATTACATAGCGTGGAAAAGTAGGAGAGATAGATACTTTGGTATCTGCTGTATGAGTTGCTGCAGTAGTTCCTAGATAACCACGACCATATGGGGATACGGTTGCTGTATTAGCAATACGGTCAAATGAATCTACCCACATTAACTCTTCATCAATCTCAACAATACCCTTACCTAGATTCTCAGTAGAACCCAAGTATAGGACTGTAGGAGATGTAGATGATGATGTTAGAGTAGTAACAGCACTGCTTAAGTGAGTTGCTCTATCTTGTTGGTAGGTATAACCTGCTAGGTTAATACTTACCTCATTGATTAAATCTGTTAATGTAGTTGTCAAGAGGCTATGCTCCTTAATGCATCAATTGCTGATTTGCCAGTAGTTCCAGCAAGTTCGTTACAAATACCGTTTAAATCTTTATATGCAGAAGGTGCCCTACCAGCACTTGCCTTAATGTTTAAGGCTGCAATTATCCCTAGTCCAGAGGTTCCTGCCCAAACATTTGCAGCACCTTGCTCATCTTTAAATGCTGTTCTTGCTGGGTAAGTTCCACCATTGGCTAGGCGATTCAGTTCAGCACATAGAGTGCTACCTGCGGTACCTGTTGGCATTGTTTATCCTATCTAGGTGTAATGATTTTCTTATCAGGGGTGATAAGTTTTGATTTAGGTTCTTCCTTGGGTTTACCAAAGAATGCCTTGTAATAATGCTCATCTAATGAGAATCGTTTCATATGTGGTACAGTTGCTCCAGTATGGCAATAAACTGGTATCTCAGCCTTATCGCATAGGGCAAAGAAAAATATATCTTCTCCCATAAACTTAGTGCCTCTACCTATTTCCATAAAGACTTGACCATCAGGTCCAGCCTCACGAACTTTAGGTACAATACTACGATGCATTAGGATAAATCCCATACCTGCTGCATCTACCTTGATTAATTGATTCTCTGGTAGTGGGTGTACTCTAGTTATACCTATTCCACCATCACCATCATTAACAAAACTATATACTGTAGGCATTGGAACCATCAAAGGTTCCTCTGGATTATCTGTAGTAAAGTATACTCCAGTAACCAATGGACGCTTTTCAGCATCTCTATTATCCCATAATAACTTAAACTTCTCTGGACTGATAACTACATCTGAGTCTACCCATAGTAGCCATTCATAATCAGTCTTGTCATACCAGTAATCAATTACTGTTTGACGTTGTCTGGCAATTTGATTGCCTTGACTTCTCAATGTTGTAGCAAACTCTACGCCAGACTTTAGCATTACATCTGCTACGCCTTGCATAAACTTGCCATCTACCATTCCATTATCACACCATACTAGTGCAATAGAATCTTTTGTCCCCTTGGTACTCATATTACCACTTAACCTTGTCCGCCCAATAGGCTGCACTCATCTTACCTTTAGCAATATTTTTAGCGTGACGAGCCTTAAAAGATTTCTGTCTTGCAGTAGGTTGCTTGTCACCAGTTACGCCTTGTTGTCCAAAGCGAATAGTTTTAACCTTGCTTCCTTCTTTAGCCACAACTACGTGTGATTTAGTAGGATGTTTAGGTGTGCGTTTTGGTTTATTAAAACCAGATACACCAACTCTTTCTAATCTTGGGTCTTTCATTTCTTCTTCCTTGCTACTGCTGCATTATCTACAAGGTTTGGATATGGTCTTCCAGCCTTCTTAGCCCTTGCCTTAGCAGCGGTCTTTTGTGCTGGTGTTAATTTCTTAGAAGTTTTCTTTGGATTCTTTTTATCCCAAAATGCTTTTTTCATTATTTAACTTTCTTTGGTTTTGAGTGAGTAAGAACCTTGCTGCTTGCTGTATGTTTTGCCCCTGTATGAATTTGTCCATTCATTTTATGTACAGCGCCTTTATATTCTTTTCCATTTTTAAGATAGTGTTTAGATGTTTTGCTCATTTGCTCCCCTTTAATACTTCTTTAGTCTTTGGGTCAAGGCGAACTTTTTCGGAACCATCTTTACGAAGAATAACCACTACGCCGTCCCGCATAATAGATTTGTTCCAACCGTCGTGACGCTTGCGTTGACCCGATGACATTACTTTTTCTTCTTTGACATTCCAGCCTGAGATAGGGCAATAGCAACTGCCTGCTTCTTAGACTTTACCATCTTTTTAGATTTGCCAATATTAAGAGTTCCAGCCTTATACTCTTTCATAACCTTGGAAATCTTTTTCTTTGCTGCTGTCTTTTTCATTACTTCTTCTTGCCCATCTTCTTAACAACAGTCTTCTTAACAGCCTTCTTAATAGACTTCTTTCCGTATTCTTTCATACGCATAGCAGGAGATTCTTTCTTCTCGTGCATTTTCATAGCCTTCATTGACTTGTACTTTTCGCCTTTAACTGACATTATATTTGTCCTATCTCTTTCATTAAGGTTGCGGCTTTTGGTGTGATGTCTTTTGTTTTAGGCATAGTGTCCGCATTGTACGCTTTACCTAAAACCTCTGATGCTTTATGCGCCTCTTCTACGTGACGCCTTGTTGTTCCTGCTGGTTGTATTCCTTGTGCTCTTGCGTCCCGATAAGCCTGTAACTCAGAGTTCCATTTCTTATCTGGAATATCACGTTTAGCATCCCCAGAATTCATCTGAAGAGTTAAACCTTTACACCCAAAACATCCTTCAATTGGTTCTGGATGATGTTCCCAGTGTTTCATATATCCCCTATATCGCTGTAAAGTTTGCTTCCGTTACCCCTACGCCACCAGCAATCAGTGCTGCCTTGGTAGCATCATTAACTATATGATTATGTCCACCAATATAAAACTCTTGGTAGTCATCCATTGCTTCATCTAAAACATAACGAACTCGTGAATATACTCCACCACTCTTAGCAATACTAATACCTCTATCTAGTTTATAGAAGTAAAATAATCTATGTCCACCTGCTGGTCCCTCTCGGACTGTAGGTGTTTTAAAAACATAATCTGCCATTATTCTCCTTAATGAACTTACTGTAAGGCTAGAGTTTCCCCTAGCCCTACCGTCAATCAACTAAGCGATTGAAGAACCTGATTCGATTCTATATAGTGCCTCTTCACGGTAGCGTGCAAAGCCAAGTACGCCGTACCAACCCATTGGGCGGTGACGCATTAACTTGTCAACTACTGGTCCGATTACTACGTGTGGCTCTTCTGCCACTGCCTCAGCAAGTGCTTGCTGTCCGCAAATAATTGTGCGGTATACACGAGCAGATGAAGCACCATCTGTAGCATTGTACAGACGTGGAGACTCTACGAAGTATGCACCTTCGTATGTTCCAATTTCTCCTGCCCAGATGCGGTCTTGTGAAGAACCGTATTGGTTAGGAAGCAACCATCCTGCTGAACCTGTCTCAGCACGTAGGTCGTGGGATACCTCTGGGTGTAATCCAGCCCAGTATAGTGAACCCTTACGTCCATTAGCCTTACCAGCACGTAACTTAGCAACAGCCTTACGGATGTTTGCTGAAGATAGTGTAGCGGCTGCTGTGATAGTTGCAGTTGAAGTTGCGGTTGAACCTGAGTAGATTACGTTGCTTCCGCCACGCAATGTTGTCATTGCTACGGAATCGATAGAATCTGCTAGGTTGAATGCAATGATGTTTGCGATTGCAGGGTCAACATCTGCAAGAGAGAATAACTCTAATGCACGTGTTACCAATACTGAGTTACCGTACTCTGCAAGAGTAATGGTTACTGATGTTGGTGTAGACATTGCTACTGCATCTGGGTCAGTATCCTCAGTGAGGGCTGTAGTTGCAGCAGATAGGTCAACGTACTTCTGTAGAACTACAGTTGAACCTGGAATTGCTTGACGTGCTGGACGCTTGTCTGCGACTGAACGAATTAGTGGTTCAGAACGGAGAGCAAACTCTAGAAGACGGTCATACGCCTTCTGTACTAAACCAGCACCACCAGCGGTACCTCCTAGAGAGGAAGAACCTGTTGATACGTAGGCATTAGCCATTTGTCACCTCCAAGTGACTATGAACGGAATTATTATTGTGAGCGAAGTACATCCAATAATGCATCCATTGAATCTGCATTATCGATGCGAAGATTTAAATCCTCTGCTCGGTCTGGGGTCATAGCATTTTGAGTAAGTACATCTTGCTGTCTTAAGGCAGCCTTATCTATATCACTCACTTTAGACTCTTCCTTGTCAACCTTAATTCCAAATAAATCAGCGTTATCATCGAGCCAGTTATTCACTGTCTCCTCGTTAACCTCATCTAAATCTTTAAGTACAAGTCTCGCAGCCTTTGCGTTGACACCCTTCTTTTCTAGGACTTCTTTGACAGTACGCTCACGCTGCACCTTGGATAAACCCTCAAGTTGCTCAGTAAGTTCCTTGATACGTTTTTCATCTGCACGTTTGGCTTTTCGTAACTTTTTAAGTAAGTCACTTCCATCCATCTGTGTGTCCGTTTCTGTATCTAGGTCGTCGTCTTCGTCTTCCCAGTAGTTGTTGCTCATAGCAACCCACCCTTCTATTCGTTGTTAGTCGCAAGCCTCAAGTCAATTCGGGGAAATTGGTTGGCTCTTGCTATCGGTCTTATACGCTGCACAGGGCCGATAGGTCTGTGTCAGGATTCTAAATTTGGCCTGTATTCTGGGCCGATAAAGAGGACTTCATTAATCCACTTTTTGCACTAAATGCTGCAACTTCACGTTCTGTTAATCGTTGACGAGCACGTTGTGCTGATGCAAGACTATTAAATACTTCTTGCTCTGCTAGTGATTGACCGTATGTTCCAGTAGTTTCACCATAAATTTGTGATAGTTTTTCTGCAGTAGGAAGAATATCAGCAATAGTTGCGTAACCTTTTTGCGCTGCTGCTTGGGATATGCCTTGTGCTGCTAATTGTTCAGCAACATTAACTCCTGCTTCAAGACCTTGAACTCTTGCTGCGGTTCCAATTTCTGCTGCTGCTACCTGACGTTCAATTTTTTGCAACTGATTTGTTGGGTCAAGTACATACGCAACCATATCTGTACTACCAATACCATAATAATCACGAAGAGTTCTTGCAATTGCAGGGTCTGCATTTTGCACTCTTTGCACTGCTGTAACCACACGACTTGAAAGTTCTGAAGGGGCGACATCATTAGCAATAAACTGAGAAACATACTCATCAGTATCAAATTGTTTTAATCCATATGCACGTAATACTTGACGGTATGTATCTTCTAAATTTAAATATTCTGCTGGACTTAAGACAGTAAGACCTTTTTGAGCACGTTCTTTATTGGCCTTAAAACGTGTTTGATATTCTTCTGTTTCTTGAAGTGCAAAAGTAATAGTAGCCTCAGTTGCACCATCAATTGCTAGTTCTTTAATTTTTGGCACCAACGAGGTTAAACCATACCTACCAAATCTTTCAGTCAAAATATTCATAATTGACTCACGTTGTGGCATAGTAGATGCTGGTGTGGTTGTTGTTGCTGGAGCATTTATTGCTGTTGATGATTTCATTAAATTTGCAATTTGAGTCTGTAAAAGAGCAATATTTGCTGCGGTACTTGCGCCTAGTGCAGCAATTCTATTTTGTTCATCAATCAATCTTTTAGCATCTTCGGCTGCTTTTCTTGCTGCCTCTTCTGCTGCTGCTCTTCTTGCAGCCTCCGCTGCTGCTGCTTCTTCTTGTGCTCTTTGTTGTGCAAAGTAAGCATCTGCTTGTGCTTGCAATCTTGCTGATGCTGCATTTTGAGGAGCAGATAAATCTAATTTACCAGTTCCAGGAATTACTGGATTAATAGAATAATCTATATCTTTAGGTCTTGCCATTAGTATACTCCCCCAAAGAAGTCATCTACTACCTTTAGTGATAGTGAGTCAATAGTATTTCTAGCATTATTTGTAAAAGCCCATTCTGGAGAACTTCTTAGTTCTTTTTCAAACATCCATACTGGCATTACTGCTGGCTTTCCATCCACTGTGTATTGCAAAGCCTTACGAATTTTAGGATTATTATAATCTACTGTATCGGAATCTACTTCTAGAATAGACGCATAAGATGTTTTGTATGCTGAAGCACTAGCATCCATACTAATTCCTTTATTAATATTATCTGCATATGCTGGATATAAACTCGCTGAAGTTGTTCGTATTTCGTTTTGAATATCTTCAGTAGTTGTTAAACCACCAGCAAGGGCTACGCCTTTTGCTTGCCAATATTTTGTATCATAGTTAACGCCAAATGAGTTTGCGTATGTACGAAGATTTGTTATATCTCCTAGTACGTCTCCACCTATTTGAGATACTTTTCCTGAAGATAAAATAAGAATATCTAGTTGATTATCTTCTAGGCCAGAATCATATCCTTGACGAGCAAAAGCCTCAAGGTCTGTTGCTGGTATTGTAATACCCTTAGCAGTTAATCTACGACGAGTTGCTTCTAAATATTTAGCATAAGCATCTGCATATATACCTGGCTGGGTTAATTTAGCATTAGCACGAGAGCGTACGGTTGGACTAATGTTGCGATAATAATTTGTTTTTTGCAAGGCTTCCGCTGCTGCGGTTAAATTGCCAGCCTTAAACAAGTCGTATACGGATTGTAATTCTGGATACGCTTTAAGTACCGCCTCGGATATACCTAGTACTGACTCTGCTGTTTCGGCCACTCTTAGGCACCACCCATATTCTTAGTTAACCAACCCATAAAATCTTGTTGTGTTTTCTTTTCAAAATCAACGCCACCGCCTGCTTCTTTAGCCTTTTGTGTAACAATTTCTTCGGCTGCTGCTGCAGTAAATCCTGGTGTTTGAGTAACTACTTTTTGCCCACCAACTGTCTTTGTGGTTGTTACAGTGCCTTGAGCAATTTTTTCTCTAAATATATTTAACAATGCTTTTTTTTCTGCATCGGTTGCTGTTCTGTTAAGTTGTTTTTGAAAACCTGAAGTAATATAGCCTTCAAGGGTTGCATCATCATATTGATATATATTTTTTGTTGGTAAGTTAGCCTCACCACTACCCTTTGCATACCACTTTAAGTATTCATCAGGAGTTATTTTACGCATACCGTTAGATGAGGAATACCAGTTTGCTGCGCCATCTACTGCTGTAGCCCAAATGGTTGGGGCATTTACACGGTTAGCATTATTAAACCCAAGGGCTTTAAGTTTAGCAACAAAAGCATCTAACTCTTTATCTGTATAAGAATAAATTTCATTTTTTACATCAGCAACTGATTTTATGTTATCCACTTCCATTTCTACGGAAGGACCAATTTGATAACTATATGGAGTTACATTCTTATATTGTTGTTTAAATTCTTTTGTTTTTCCAACATATACACCATATTCAGTTGATTCGCCAGTGCTGCCATTTTGTAAATCACTAAGTGCGTCTTTAGTACCTGACATTAAAAACCCTTCCTTAAATCATCTTTTTCAAGTATGCGTGTATATATTCTTTCAAAGGTAATATCTTCATCTAAGAGTCTGCCAACAAAAGTATCCCAGCGTTCTTTTATATCTAAGTTATCTGGATTATCTATTGACTTACTACTGCGAGTAGAAAGTACTTCCATAATAAATCTTCTACCTTCTAGGTAATCTGATAATGTTTTAATATCTTGACGACCAGATAGACGACTGTCTTGAATAACATTTGTTGCATAACGTAGGAAATTGTTTACCTTCTGAGTATCAATATTTCCAAAGTCTTTACCCCAGGCTGCATTTTCTTCAATTAAAGAATTTATAAAAGTTTCTTTTTGTGCCTTAAGACGTTCTGCGCCCTTTGAGTTAAGGCTCTTAAACCCACCTTGAATTCTACGGGCTTCAATAATAGCCATACCCTTACGATATACTTTCCATCCTTTATCAATTTGTACTGCATCAAACGCTTCATATGGGTCAGCAGTTCCCCTAAATTTAGTCGTTGAACCAGGGGCTACTGGTTGATTAAATTGATTGCCGTAGATGGTTGGTGAGAACTCACCTGAGTTAGCATCTCCAACCAAAAACCAACCATACTCTGGATTTTGAGCAATTAAATCTGATAATTCTTTAGAGCGTTTATCAGCACTTATAGTTGCTGCAATACCAGTGTTGTTCTTTGATAGGCTGATTGTAAAGTTATAGTAATCATCACCGTATATATCATAGAATTTTTCTGATGCAGTATTAGCGTCTTCTTCACGTAGGCGTTGGTACTCATCAATATAAAATTGATAAGGAGAACGAGTATTAGTAGCAAACGGAAGCACTAATCTTGTTGCAATTTCCATACCTAAAGTTTTAATTGCTCTACTATTAATTTCTGTTTTTGTAGGAACAGTGCTACGTAATCCTTGGTCATACTTAGCATTTTCTTCCGCAGCAATTAACGCTGTTAGGCGAACACGCATAGGGTCTTTTTCATCAAAGAAAGCCCACGCTTTTCTACCAGCAGCAGATTGAAAAATTAAATCTTTAACTGTTTTATCTTGAGCGCCATAAGGTAGAATTTCTTCTACAATTTTCATCTTTTCAATTTCTGGATATTTACTAATAATTTGAGATGCTGCAGATTGTACGAACCAACCAGCGCCAGGGTTCCACCAAGCACCACCTTGAAAAATAAGGTTTAATGATGGTTTTGGAATTGCAAGTGGGCGGTCAACACCTAGGCGTTTTGTCCATTCACCAGGAAGATTGATATATGTAATACCATCACGTTCTTCTGTTAAACCCATACGGTCTGGAGACTCAAATGTCATCTGTAATTTACGAACCGCAGATGGGTCATTAATTGCAATACGTGTCCATTTTTCTGCTACGTCAGAGAATGCACCAAAGAATGGAAATGCATACTTAAGGGTATAAGCAGCATCTGTTTTCTCTGTAATATCGTAAAGTGTTCTACGCATTTCAGAACGTGCCCATTGGCGAGCCTTGCCTTCAAGACTGCGTAGATAGCGTGGGTCTACCGTATCACCAGGGGTAGTTTCAATTGCTCGCTCTACTAAAGCATTTAATCTACGACGATATAAGTTAACATATAATGGAGACTTAACAAGTGTAGATTCTGGAATTTCTCCTGCTGCCTTATAAAATATATTAGCAATCTCAGATGAAATTTTAGTAATAAAATTGCCACCAACTACATCTGCGACTTGAGCACCATTAACATCTGGATACCTGGTTGCATCTGTTCCTAAATATTTTTCAATATCTGCAGTTGTTATTTTACGTTCTTTTGCAACGGCAAGCAATTTACCCTGAGTCCACTCTGGGAACAGATGTCTAATGTTTTCTGCATTAGCCTCTGCTAATTCACGAGGTGTTCTTCCCATACCTAAAGACTTAAATATTTTGCGACCAGCAGGACTTGCTGCTAAAAACATTTCAACTTGGTCTACTGTTGCGCCGCTTAAATACATACGACCAATTTCAGAACCTTTAATTTGTTGATTAATTACACGCAAATACGCTTGCGCCCAACCCTCTTCGGTTCCACGAATTGTTACAAAGTCGCCAGTAGATTGAATTGCATTACTTAAAGAATCTCTTACACGAGTAAGGTTTGTATCTACAATTCTGCTAGCAGATGCAATAAACTTATCATTATAATATGCAGCCTGTTCAGGGGTTAAACCCTTAGCATCTTCTAATGTAAGTCCGTGAATCTTAATTTGACCAACACCAAAAGATTCGCTAGGTTTTTTCTTGCCAGATAAAATTTGGTCAATCTCTGAAATCTGAGCATCAATTGTTATTGGGTCATCTGCTAGTTCTCTAGCAGCAAGTAATTGAATACGTTTGGCTTCTAGTTGAGTTTTTTCTGACATTTCAAGTAATGTCTTTGCAGCATTGTTACCAAATACTTTTTCATATGTTGCACGAGTTAAATTTTTAGAACCAATAGCCATTCCAGATAATATAGCCATACCACCAGCAACGCTGAATATACGTAAATTACCTTCTGTTACGTTACGTACTGGATAACCAAGGCGTGCTAAAACTTGAAATTTAAGGAATTGGTCAAGGCCATCTATAATATCGCCTACACCGTTTTTAACTTTCATTGCACCCATATAGGCTGTATAAGTTTTACCGCCTTTGGTTAAGCGTTCAGCAGCGTGGTATCTTTTAAGCACTTTGTACATAGTATCTACATCAAGTGTTGGCATTTGTTTAGCCAATTGAGTTTCAAGAATAGGTGCTGGCAATGGTATTACGTGATGTAAACCATCTTCATCAACAATAGGTTTAATTCTTGCACCTACTGGACCACCAGTTAATGGGTCTTTAGCGCCAGTATAAGCACGTTCCTTAATTAAGTTAATTGCTCTTTGGCGACTATTAGCAAACGCTGAATACGCTCTACGAACATCGGCTTCATCATATCCAAATTGTTTTGCTACTGTAGTAAATAATTCTTCTTCAATATCTGCGTGTGCTAAGGCACGGGCATTAGCATCAGGAGCGGTAGCATATTTATCAAATAATGCACTTCTACGCTCTACTGTAAATGTGGCCTTTTGAAGGTCAGATTCAACACGTTTAATTTCTTGAGTAATAGAATTTTTTGTAGCATCATCTAGTGTGCCAGATGCTAATTTTGTTTTAAGCGCAGTAAGTTCTTTGTTGTAAGCATTTATCTGACGGTTACTTATACCAACTACACGACTTAATTGATTATCAACTGTTTGAATTGATTGATTGTCTGTATAATCAACCCAGGTACGAGGTCGTTTGTAAAAGAAACCTGTGTGGAATCGAACTGGAACACCAGTAATACCAGTACGCATATCAATAAAGTTTTGACTATTTACAAATGCTCTACGAAAATCTGAACCAGCATCAACAAATGGAACTTTCTTTGGGTCCATAATACCTAGTACAGATATACGTTTATGAACCTCATCAATTTGTCCTTCAAGTTCTTTGATAAGAATAAGGCTTTTTTCGTATTCAGCACCATCATTTAAATAATCAAATGTAAGTTGTGAATTTTTATTGAAACGCTCTGGCTTACCAGTTAAGAATTTAGCATTAGGTACTTCATCTTGTAAGGATGCAACCTTGGCAGCAAGAATATCATTTTGATTAACTAGTGCCGTAAAAGCGTCAGCGTCACCCATAGCCATATGAATAACATTTGTCTTTGCTAAGTGACGTGCTGCTTTATCTTCAATCTTGTTTGCTTGAGTTAGCAGGTCGGCCAATACTCCAGGATTTGAAGATTCACGAATAGCCTTAATTCTAAATAAATCTTGATTGGCTAGACCATCTGTTCTTTCTAAAAAATCATTAAATGTATTTGAAATTACATTAGCCTTACGACCAGTAATTTCGCCAGCAATAATGCCTTTAAATTGTTCAAGACTTTCTAGGCCATATTTAGCAGCCTTATATCCTTTATATGCTTTACCAGCAAATATTGTTGGGTCAATAATAAATCTGGCAACAACGTCTGCAGTCCAAGAAGATATACGTCCTGCGGTCTGGTCAGAGAACGCTTTTTTGCGGTCTCCTTTATCATATAAATCAAAATCATTTGAAGCAAATAATAAATGGTCATCAATAAACTTATCGCCTAAACCACCAGGTAATTTTTGAAATGCAGCAATAGCATTGGTAAATGGATTATTAGCAATAAGTGCCTGGCCAGGAGAAAATTGTCTAGCAGCAGTCCAAGAATTTTGAATTCTATCTAGACTAAGTTCGCCATTCCATATTGGATTATTTTCTTCTGGTAAAGCAAGCCCAAAGGCTACTGCTTGAGCAGCAAGATTATATCCTTGCTCTAATTTTTCTGCTGTTTTAGTCCAGAAACCTTTACCTTCTTCTGGGACATTCATAACTGGAGGCTTATATGTTGTATAAGAACCAGTTGCTTTATTAAAAGACTGTACTAAATTTGCACGAGAACTAGCAGGTATTGCTTTAGAAAAATCTAAAGGAACTGAAAAGGATTGTTCTTTTCCAGTTTTATTATAATAACTATTAAATGCGCCAACAACATCAAATGCAGAAGGAGTTGCTCCCCTTGATTGAGTATATAGTCTTTGCGCTATCTCTCTGTCGCTCATAGTAGGCTTGCCCTTAACACTCTCACGTAATTACGAAATGCTTGTGAGGAGTTAGGGCTAAGCGCTGCTGCTTCTAATGCAGGTAGATAAGACATAAGACGTTGTTTGTCTTGGTCTGTATCTTCATTGCTTGGAAGTGTTAGTGCCTCTGGTCCTGCTCCTGGTCCCATAGCGATTCCCGTTGTTACTGGCTCATTAGGTCTTTCAGTGGGAGCAGTAAGCGGGGTTACCTGCGGAAGGTTGCTGAGTTGAGGTGTTGAAGTTTTTGGTGTTGAAGCCATAGGTGCTGCTTGTTGCTGCTTCATTAATTGTTGTCCTTGGCCGTATGGCATACCTGAAATATAACGTGATGGTTGTCCTGATTGTCCTGCTCCACCAGTCGCTGATACATTGGCAGGATTGTTCTGTGGTGCAGTTGGGCGCATTCCGCCACGATTCTCAGCCATAGTTCCTCCTACTTAGTAAATTGTGTTTTAACAGTTGCGGTTCCACCGCACCACACGTTGTATTCAATTGCTATATTAATTGCTTTCTTTGCAGCCCCTGATGCTTTAGCGTGAGTTTTAGTTTCAGACTCCATTGCTGCTAATGCGCCAAGTGCTAAGGTTCCACCAGAACCTATTGCATATAAACCTTTGTCATCTCGCATATATCCATAGTCATCACTAACTTGATATAACCTACCATTAAAACAAACTAATGCATCCCAACCTGAATCATCATCATTTTTTGTTTTAGGTGTTGGGTCGTATCCGCCATCTATTATAGTTTGCTTCATAGATGGTAATACTCTAATCATCATAAATCTGTCTGGGTCTTGTGTTTTAATTACTTTTGGTGGTTGCCATAAGTTATTAAGAATATCTCCTACAATTGCATCACCTGCAACTGCAATTAAATACTCACCAATCTTAACTATTTTCTCACATCCCTTAGCCACGTATGGTCTATCTTGATATGAGGTTGTAGTATCTGCGCCTAAAACAGCCCAGCCTTTACCCTGTATTCCAACAATTGCTGTCATAGTCCCCTACTTAATTATCTACGTGTTACTGTTCTAACACTTGCCGTTGGTTGTCCACCGCCTGTTAAACCTGATAATAAACTTTGTACGCTTGGTGGTTGTGGGGCTTGTCCTTCACCCATCATTTCTGGGGGAAGAGCGCCTCCTACTGGCACACCTTCGGGAGCAGGGGACGGTTGCTCAACCAGTTCAGGGGAAGCGCCAGCAGGAGGAACCTGTGGTTGAGGTGCAAATACTTGCTCAATAGCGTCCTCTAACGCTTGTCCCTTTTGTCTTGCTTTAATAACAGAAGCAATTTTTCCTACAATCTCTGAAGCATCTTGTCCTTGTGATGCCATTTGAGGAATTGCTTGTGTATACGCAGTTAATGAACCAAGAAGAGAATCTCTCATTTTTTCAATTTCAATTTTCTCTAACTCTTGAGTTACGTTAACTGTAAATGGCAACTCACGCATAGCCATATCCTTGGAGATTAATCCACCACCAAGTGCTTGTAGCATAAAGATAAGACCTTGGGCTGGGTTAAGACCAGCAAGCATTCCGTAACGAACATCAGCAGAATAATCTTGCTTAATGTCTTTAGTTGGCTTATATGTAATTTCATAAGGTGAGCCAGAATCTACACCACGAATTGTTTTTTCTTCTGGATAGATTAATTCATCTACTTCAAAACATACACCTATAACATCACGTAATGCTGCAGCAAAAATAGCCTGTGCTGATTTAACTTGTGTATCAAAGGCTCCCATAAGAGCCTGCACACCTTGACCTGTAACAACAGATGCATCAATGTTTCCAGTACGTCCCTCTGGATAACGTGCACCAACTCTAAGTTCTTGGTTAAGTAATGTTTGTTCCGTAAATGCGCCTTGAGGTAAAGTAAGTTCTACACGACGTACACCCGCTGGGTTAGCAGTACGGATAACTGCATCGCCACCAAGTTGCATTTCTTGTACATCCTGTGGAAGAACTATAGGGGCTTGTACAGATTTTTCTGCAGCCTCCATAGCAAGCAATGCAAAACGATTACGTAGTAATTGTATTCCCAGGATGTCGTCAAACTGTCCACGTAAATCTCCATCAATAGATGGTTTACGTGCAACTATAATCATCATTTTACCCAAAGGATTTGCTGCTTTAGATAAAACTAGATTATCTTTATTAGGGATATAGACAATAGATTGCTCATTGTCATAATAGCGAATCATTTCAATCTGAGCATTTAAGTCTTGCTTGTAGCCTTCAGGCCCAAGAAGTCTTGAATCAAACTCAGGGAATTGTGAAACTAATTCACCTAGTGTAGCCATATATCTTTTAGCAAATGCAATGCAACGTCCATAGCGGTCAAACTCTGGGTAGGCCCCAATTGGATTTTCTAGGCGTATGCGTGGCAACTTTGCTTCATCATCTAATTCGATAATGAAAGGTAGAAAACCATAAGTTATGTACCAGTCTGCTCCTGAGTACATTTGGACTGCGAGGTCAGAGTGTTGAAAATAATTACTAGCAATACGAGTACGCTTATCGGCAAAAGAACGAGCACGGTCACTGACCTGATTAGCGGCTGAGCAGTTAACCGCTGGAAGAGGTGCCATAACTTCCGAAAGGTCTCTGGCAACAATATCAATAAAATTTGCAACGACATTAGCATCTATACCATCTGGAAAAAAATCTGGATATACTTCTGCAATTTTACCTTTGCGAACGGCAAGTACATCTAAGTTGCGAGCATCTCTCTCGCTATTACGATAGCGCAGAGATTGGACTCGTGCTGCTACTTGCTCAATGGTTAGTGCCATTTACATCCTATCCGTAATTCTCTGCCCATTGTTCGGCAAAGGCTTCATCTAAGTTAAGGGATACACGTCGTGAACGTTGCGCTCTAGTTGCCCATCGGTTATTCTGATATTGGCCAACTTTGCTTGATTGTTGCATTAATTCTCTTACCCTGATTACCGCAAACCACAAAGCCATTACAGTATCTGTAGGGTTTCTTGTATCTGGTTTCCAAGTAATAAGTTGTTGCGTTAATGTCTTAAGACCTTCAGAACCTTCGTTAGAAGGCATTTCAATAATGTTGTTATCTTGGAAACGGCCATCTCGTACAGTTCCAAAAAGGCTAGCCATAGATGCTACACCGAAACCAACATCCCATTTATTCTTACCTGTGAAGTGAGAGTTAAGGGTACAGCCATATTGAGATAACCAATTTCTTAACTCATCATCTAAGGCGTAAGCCTTCTGGTGAGCGTTAATTTCAATTCGTATTTCTTGTGGCTTGTATTTAATAACCCACTCTTCAATTAAATCTCTAATACGTTGAGGAGTTGTGTCGGTCATATTGACACAATCAAGTATATAAATTTTTGAATCGGCTCGGTTGTAAGAAAGTACTACCGCTCCTGTGGCTCCCGCCATTGCTGGGTCGAGGCCAATAACTGTATATGCAGATTCAATATGCTTCGGATGTCCTGGGATTCCAGCCTTGAGAGGTCCTCTTTTTCGCATACCATTGACGCTACCTGCGACACAGGTTGGCGAGAAGATTGAATCTTCCATAACATCTTCTTGTTGGTAGACCATAGCCCAAACAGATGGCGCAACCTCAGAGCGTCTCTTAAAGAGCGAGGGCCCGTCCCACTTTGGATAAAGTCCATCTGGTCCAATTTCGTCGATATTATTTTCTTGAATATTTGTTCGGGGCCATAAGGTTTTCCAGTTGGTTGGGTTTTCATCAAACTCTAAAACCGCTGGCATTGCACAGTAGGTAAATGGAGATTTACCACCAGTCCATTGTCCGCCGTCACGAATCATTTTATAAAGGTCAATAGGGGCGACACGGGTTCCTACTATAAGCAGTTTTCCGTGTCGGCCCAAACGTGTGATGACTTCTTTTTGAAGCCATTCAATTTGCTTCTCCCATTCGTGGGCGTTTGAGTTCATCACAACATCGTCTAAAATAATTAAGTCAGCACGGGCTCCATAAATCTGGGAGCCGAATCCTAATGCTTGTACGGTAGGGTCTTTCTCGCCTGAGTCACGCCCCGTACCTAGATAAATCATATCTGCTGACCATTGAGTTGAGTCAGCCTTATATCCGCCGTTAGGTCCAAATGCGGTTTGTAATTTTATGTAGGCTGGGTGGCTAAGACGAGTCTTAATTGCACCTAAAAATTTTCGTGCCATACCCTGAGTCTTAGAGACAATGATAACTCGTGTATTGGGCTCGGTTATGATTTTGTACAAAACATAGTTTGTGGTTATTGTGGTCGACTTAGCGTGTTCAGGTGGTACGTTGATAAGTACCCGCTTAGGGTCGCCAGGCTCATAGGTCATACCTGATGGCTGCCAACGTGGGGGCACACCCTCAATTAAATCTAACCAATTAAGTTGATGTGAAAAAAGTTGAGTATCTAAAAACTGTTCTGAGAATTCAGGGTAAGAGATATTTTTTAAGTCACCTAGGTCGGCAATGATGCCCTTACCTTTAAGTCGTGCCTTGTCCGCCCGTTCCTTGAACTCAGGGTCGTTCATCGACCATTGGCGGAAGGTGACATCGTTTCGACCTACAGATGCCATAGCAGCGGTGATGGTCGAGCCCTGCTCTAATTGGAGGAGTACCCTCTCTTGAGCCTCGCCCTTTGGTATATTTTGTATCCCTGGCTTGCGTCCCACTGGTACCCCTTTAATCGGTATAATAACGCTACCCGTTAAACGGTAGACCTATCCCATTAATTATTAATTATTATATATATTAAGGAGTTGCCGTAGAGCAAACGGAGGCAACTCCGTTATAGATTATATAATAATCTATACATATAAGATAACCCGTTCAAAGTAGTAAAACCGAACACTTGGTTCGGTAGAATTTTTTAAAATAGGTATAAATGTTTGATTTATATGTATTTAAGGGTGGGGGAATATAACAGAAAATTTTGGAGAGTTACTATATATACCCCCCACCCGTTCATTAATACACCCTAGGGTCAAACTCTCAACCTATAGTTGAGGTTTATATTACCAATGAGTAGGTTTATTAGGGGTTTTTCTTAAGACAAAAAGAGAAAGAGGGATTTATTGGAGGGCTTACTATCCCCCCTCCCAAATTTGCGGGGGTAATTTCGCAACACTTTTGTTTCTTAATTCCTTTTCCAATTGTCGACAAATCGACATCAACTCTCAGGAAAAACTCAGGTAGAATTCACCTATTGTTCACCTGTAGAATTGGTCAATTGGTCAATTCTTCGATATTATTCGGTTATTAAGAGGGAAATTCCTTCTTAAGACGGGAGAAAAAGAAAATGAAAACCGCAACAAAAACCGCAACAAAAGCAAAAACCGCTGGAGATATTTTCCAATCACCAAAAACCGAAAACCTTTCGGTTATTGTGAAAGCACTAGAAGAGGCTCACGCCTTAATCCAAAAAGAAACCGACGCCCCAAGGGCGGTAATTTCTATTGGACGCTCATCAAAAGTCCACGGACATTTCACACCTTGGACGCCTTGGGGAACAAATGAAAAAGACGGGGAGAAATTCCACGAAATTTTCATTTCTGCCTCATCTTTTGACCGTGGAGCCGAGGCAATTCTCGGCACACTTTTGCACGAAACCGCACATTCTTTAGATGTTAAGGCTGGAAGAAATGGCGTTTCAATGGAGGGATACCACAATAAAACTTTCAAGGCCACCGCTGAAAGTTTAGGCCTAGAAATTGAGCAGGCAAAACGTGTCGGTTGGTCAACCACTAAAGTGCCCGCCTCTTGTATCAAAAGATGGGAGCAGGCCTTCGGAATTATTGCCGAGGCTTTAAAGTTGGTGGCGGTCAATGATAGCGAAAAGCCAAAAGGCCGAAACAAAAACAATAAAGTGGCAGTTTGCCAATGCGGAGAGAAAATCCGCTTAAGTCTTAAGACATACAATCTAACCCGACCAGTTTGCCAAAACTGCGAGAGTGAATTCGTCCTAGAGACTGAAGAAGGAGGCGACGAATAGCCCAGCAGGGTAGTTGACAATAGCCCGCCAAGGTGGAAAAATCTGAGGTGCAAATCCTCAGACGGGCACAAAGTAAGAGAGAAAT